CTATGATCTTGGCTTGCTAACAGAAGCTGACATCCCTGCCTTCGTCGAGACGTGCAGACAGTACGCCTATTACAAAATGATCGACGCGAAGATCATGGAGAAAGGTGACGCGGGCGTCTGGATGACGCAAGTTGCCGAATCCGGGTATGAGCAGAAACACCCATATCTGTCAATCCGGCAAGACTACTACAACGCTTGGGTGAAAGGGCTTGCACAGTTTGGGCTTACGCCTGCGAGCCGCACAAGGATTGCCGTCAAGGATTCAGGTGAGATTGCCGAAGACCCGATGGCGAAGATTCTGAGGGGCGAATATTAAGTGTTCGACGAACAGAAGGCTCGACGTGCAATATCTTTCATCGAGTGTCTGAAACACACCAAGGGCGAGTTCCACGGAAAACCGTTTGCGCTGCTCGACTGGCAAAAGCGGATTATCAGCGACATCTACGGCACGGTGCGAGATGACAAACCGGATACAAGACAGTACACGACAGCCTATATTGAGATCCCCAAAAAGCAGGGCAAATCCGAACTGGGTGCAGCACTGGCATTGAACCAACTGGTGAACGATGGCGAATGGAAAGCTGAGGTCTACTCCTGCGCTGCAGATCGGCAGCAGGCTTCAATCGTCTTCGAAGTCGCAGCCGACATGGTTCGACAGTCGCCGACATTGTCAAAGCTGATCGACCTGATCCCGAGCACCAAGCGCATGGTGTACAAGCCAACCGGCAGCATCTACCAGGTGCTTTCCTCAGAGGTTGCCAGCAAACACGGTTTCAATGTCTCCGCCTGCATCTTCGACGAGCTGCACACACAGCCCAACCGAGCGTTGTACGACGTCATGACGCAAGGTTCCGGTGACGCACGGAAGCAGCCGCTATGGTTCCTACTCACAACGGCGGGTACAGACCGCAATTCGATCTGCTGGCAAGTGCACACCAAAGCCCTGGACATCATCGAAGGACGCAAGCAGGATCCGCGTTTCTATCCGGTGATCTTCGGACTCAAAGAAACCGAGGATTGGACCAAAGAAGAAAACTGGTACAAGGCAAACCCATCGCTCGGTATCACAATCGATATCGAAAAGGTTCGCGATGCCTACCGGAAAGCGCTTGAGACGCCGGCAGACGAAAACCAGTTTCGACAGCTCAGACTAAACCAGTGGGTCAAACAATCCGTGCGATGGATGCCAATGGAAAAATGGGATGCATGCGCACACGACGTGGATCCAGAGATGCTGGTTGGCCGTGACTGCTATGCGGGGCTGGACATGGCAAGTACCGAGGACCTTACATCACTTCAGATGGTGTTCCCGCCGGAAGGAGAGAACGAACCCTACCAGGTGCTTTCCTACTTCTGGATGCCTGCAGACAACATTCCGCTGCGCGTTAAACGTGACCATGTTTTCTATGATCAGTGGGCTGACAAGGGCTACATGAAGACCACCGAAGGCAATGTGGTTCACTACGGATTCATCGTGCAGTTCATCACGGAGCTGGGCAAGAAGTACCACATCCAGGAAATTGCCTTCGACCGTTGGAACGCATCCCACATTGCACAGGAGCTGGAAGACGAAGGATTCACGATGGTCCAGTTCGGCCAGGGCTTCCGGGACATGAGCAACCCGACCAAAGAGTTGATGCGCCTGGTGCTCTCGAAGGAAATTGCCACAGATGGGAACCCGGTGCTGCGATGGAACATCGACAACATCTTCGTACGGACAGATCCGGCAGGCAATGTGAAGATCGACAAGCAGAAATCAACGGAAAAAGTCGACGGAGCTGTCGCCCTGGTTATGGGGCTTGACCGAGCGATGAAACGCACGGGACCCGGCACGTCGATCTATGACGAAGATGACCACACACTGTACTTTATCTGAGGAGGGCATGCCATGCCCTACAAAACACGCAGGCCATGCAGGCACATTGGGTGCCCGAGATACGCGGGACCATCTGGATACTGCGGAGAGCATATCAGCGAGTCCATCCGCAAGGATGACAGACGGTTGAATGCCAACGACAGAGGATATGACGCCAGGTGGAGACAAGCCCGGAAGCTTTTTCTGGGTCGCAACCCGCTATGCAGAGAATGCATGAAGGCTGGCAGACTGACACCCGCAACCGTAGTAGACCACATCATCCCACATCGGGGAGATCAAAAGCTATTCTGGGATGAGTCCAACTGGCAGCCGCTATGCAAGGCTTGCCATGACAAGAAGACCGGAAGCGGTCTGTGAGAGGTGATGCGATATGGGGATCTTGCAGAGATTCCGATCCAGAGACAAGCCGAACTTCTGGAACCGAGTGTCCAACGCCACAAGCTACTTTTTCGGCTACGGCACATCGCAGGAACTGGTGACACCGGATACAGCCATGAGACTGTCTACGGTTTACGCCTGCGTCCGCGTGATTGCTGATTCCATCTCTTCGATGAGCCTGCATGTATATGAGCGCCTCGACAACGGCGGCAAGAAGAAGGCGCTTAACCATCCGCTGGACAGGATCATCTACAGAGAGCCCAACCCGGAGATGACAAGCTACGCTTGGCGAAACGCCATGATGAGCCATCTGCTTCTGTGGGGTAATTCCTACAACCAGATCATCCGGGATGGCTACGGACGTGTAGTCAGCTTGTATCCCCTACTGCCGGAGTTCATGAAGGTAGACAGAGACGAAGAAACGCACAAGCTGACATACACCTATACCGATACATGGGGCGTTCGGCACGACCTGGCACCCGAAGAAGTGCTGCACATACCGGGGCTTGGATTTGACGGGATCGTCGGATACTCGCCTATCGCCATGGAGCGCAATGCGATATCTCTCGGCCTTGCTGCTGAGAAGTATGGCGCAGGTTTCTTCGGCAACGGCGCCATTCCGAGTGGCATCCTGGAACACCCGGGCACGCTGAATAAACCGGAGAAACTGCGTGAAGCCTGGAACAAGGCTTACGGTGGATCGGGTAATTCTGGCAAGGTGGCCATCCTTGAAGAAGGTATGAAGTTCCACCAGATCGCCATACCGAACAATGAAGCGCAGTTCCTCGAGACGCGGAAGTTCCAAGTGGAGGAAATCTGCAGAATCTTCCAGGTACCGCCGCACATGGTCGGGAACCTAGACCATGCGACGTTCTCCAACATCGAACACCAGGAAATGGAGTACGTAAAGCACACCATTGATCCATGGATCTCACGGATTGAGCAGTCGATGGACCGCGCACTGCTCACCGAACGAGAGAAACAGCACTACACCACACGCTTCAATGTTGATTCGCTGCTGCGAGGCGACTTCAAGAGCAGAATGGAAGCCTATCAGATCGGACGCCAAAACGGTTTCTATTCGACCAACGATGTGCGAGAGATGGAAGGCAAGGAACCTATCCCGCACGAAGAAGGCGGCGATGCGTACCTGGTGAACGGCAACATGATCCCGATCAGCCTTGCGATGACCGGAGAGAACTTCCGCAAAAAAGACAAGGCGTCCGCAGAGAAAGAATAAGGAGGTGAGAGAATATGCATTTTTGGAATTTTATGGACGGAGACGGAGACGGGGAACGCGTTCTTCGGATCGATGGCCCCATTGATGAGGATTCCTTCTGGGGAGATGAAATCACGCCCAAGAGCTTCCGGGATGAGCTCGAAGCATCGAACGGTCCTTTGACGGTCTGGATCAATTCACCAGGCGGCAATGTCATCGCTGCGAGTGAGATCTACACCATGCTCATGGATTACAAAGGCAGTGTGAACGTGAAAATTGACGGTATCGCTGCCAGTGCCGCGTCTGTGATCGCAATGGCCGGAGAGCATGTAGGCATGTCTCCCACATCCATCATGATGATCCACAATCCCATGACCGTCGCCACGGGAGACGCCAAGGAAATGAAGCACGCCATCGACGTGCTCAATGAAGTCAAGGAATCGATCATCAATGCCTACGAGATCAAGACTGGGCTGTCTCGTGACAAGATCGCAGACCTGATGGACAAAGAGACATGGATGAATGCCAAGAAGGCCGCCGAGCTCGGTTTCGCGGATGAAGTCATGTACGAAAACAAAACCGACGAGACGGACGATGCATGGTCCATGCAAGGCGTCATCGATGTGGAGCACAAGGCCATCACCAACATGGTAAAGCGATACAAGCCCGTCATAGATGAGACACCCACCGAGCCAGAAAAGCCAAAAGGTGTCGATATGCGAAAAGCACGCGCCCGACTCGCACTGCTTGGTAAACGCTATAAGTGAGTCAGATGCCGAGAAGGCAGAAAGGAAAAGATTATGACCGTTACTGAACTGCTCGCCAAGCGGGCAAATGTATGGGAAAACATGAAGGACTTCATGGATTCTCACACGGATGATTCCGGCCTCATGAGTGCCGAAGACGCCGCGACCTACGACAAAATGGAGAAAGACCTGGCG